TTGAATCAATGAACATAATATTTCTCCTTAAGAAATCGCAGCTTCAGTGTTGATAATAGTATCCATGATTTTAACTGGAGTACCTAAGAAAGTTAATTGATGAATGTTTTTGCCAAACTGATTGATTGCAGGCTCAATAGTTACGGCTGCTGAACTCTTATCAAGAGCAGCTAAACGTAAGTGTGATGCAACCGTGCGGTTAACATAAAACACATCTTTAACGGTGGTGATGTTAGGCAAGCGATCTTGTGCGCGAGCCATTAACTTAATAATAGCTGTTGCCGCTGTAGATGCTTGAGTGCCAGTTTGTGCAACTAAATCACTAACATCAATGTTTGCAATACGTACAGCATAACGCCAATCCTTAACAACTAAGCCATTATCCCATGTGTATAAATCAGCAAAGGCACGAAAGCGGTTATTATTAGCATCAAATGCATCAATCTCGCCTAAGTCTTGATGATCCATACCAGCCTTAGAGCCTTTAGGGTAAACACCAAAAATAGTATCAGAACCCCAACCAACCAATAAGATTGACGTGTTGTCTGAACCAGCACCACCAGCAAGCAAGATATTCTCACCATTAGCGGCTGATGTATCGTTGTATCGAGGGAAGAACCCGACATACTCTTCAGGGTTTGCGGCTGTGCCATACATTAAAGTAGTAGCTTGAGTTTGCGCCATTGATTCTACAAAAGCTTTTGACTCACTTAAGCGGAATGTTTGCTGATTACCATTTAACTTAGCAACCTTAACATCAACCTCTGAACGCGCTTCTAACATTGCAGCGTTCTCTACAACTTGAGCTGTAGTTGATTTTGACTTAGGTACACCTTGGTTAATCTGGCGGTAGTAAGAATCTGGTAAACCTGTGCGAATAGTAACCTGCTCGCCCGTTGGTAAATTACCTTCTTTAAAAGGCATATCTTCCAATGCCATGTTTGATTGAGATAAAATTTCAACAATCATCGGGGTTTTACCCTTTGGATCGTTACGCTTTGCCCAATCTGTTAGCGTTAATACATTATTTCCAATAGTAGCCATGATAGCCTCTCGTTATGATTTGCCGTAGAAGATTTCTTCTGCCGACAAGTTATTAGATGTTGCCGCTGGTTTTGAAGCCTTTGGCGTTTTAAGTACTTTCTTTTTAATAGAAGTTACCTTGTTCTTTTGTGCGTTGTACTTAGATGCGTCAATAATTGTTTTCCAGTGGTGTGAAAAACTAATAGCATTAACCTCATCCTGTGAATAACCCTTTTCTTTTAGGTACTCACCGGCTAGTTTCATATCCTTCTGAAACACGTCAGTCAATTGTCCGTCTTTCTGCCATGCAGGGTCATGACTATAAAAATCATTACTTTCTGCAACGAGTTCATCTTTAGATAATGCGGGTGTGTTTTTTGGCTGGCTAGCTTTTAACTCTGCTAATTTAACAGCTCGTTTATCCGCTTTATCTTTTAACCTGATGTACTCGTCTGGGTCGTAGTTATCAGATTCGATGTCTTTGAAAGATTCGAGATCTAACTCGTTATCTTCATTAACCATCAATTCTAATTCTAAAACCAATTCTTCAGCTTTACTTGACTGAGTTTCAGCATCCTTTTTCAAGTCTGCCGCCTCTTGCCATTTTTTAGTACAGTCGGCTTGCATCAACTTAACGTTGTCGTGTGCTTCTTTCCACTCTTGAATGTCGGTTAGGTTATGCTCGGTTCCATCTATTTCAATGGATTGAACGTCCTCAACATCATCAGCTTCATCTTCACCACCTTCTGACTCTTCAGCTTCGGCTTCAACTTCTTCTGTTGATTCTTCCTCTACTGGTAATTCATCCGTTGACGCTTCATCGGTTGGCACTTCGAGAGGCTCCGACTCTACATCTGGATAGAATGCGTTTACAACTTCATCAAACGTTTGTACTTGTTCATCGCTCATTATTCATCTCCTGGTTAAAAGTTTGTATCTGCTCTAATGATGTAAATGCCGCATTACCAGACTGAATAATTATTGATAGATTCATTTCTAACTCTTCTATCAAGTTCAATCTGATATTACATTCCTGCATTTGTAACGTATCTTTAAAGTTTAGATTCTCAAACTTATCTACTGTTAATGTTTTTAGTAGTCCAGTTGCCGCGATAAATAATGGATGATTGAGTATTGCCTCGGCCTGTTTGCCTTGCGCAATACTGCTGGATAATTCGCTTTCGTTTCTCATTTGAGTCCTTGAGGTTATTCAAACTTTGTTTTACTTATTATAGCCCAAGTGCTATTGTTAAAACACGTAGGCATATCGCCTATAGTTAATTGCATATTGCAAGGGGAATACATGAATAAGTTCACACTGATACTACACAGCAAAGGTTGGACGGTAAAGCGCGCCATAGCTCGATGGAAGATAGACTACTCAACCTACAATAGAAGATGTAACAATCCTAAAATGTGGGAGCAATTAGAGGATATGTGTAACGGGTTGGAGAGCAAGTGATGACAGTTGAAGACAAGGCGAGGGTAGAGGCTATAGTGTTTATAATATTGCTATCGTTGGCGTTAGGTGTTTGGGGTTATGTGTTTAGTTTATTGGGGTGGTTATCATGAATAACATAGAAAAGAAATTAGACGCGCTTATTGATGCGTTAGGGTTTGATGTTAAAACGCTGGTTGATAGAAAAGAAACGCCAATTGGTAAGCGGATGGGTGAGTCTGGCATAACTTCTTGTGTTAGATACGGGAAAACAAATGGCTTGGTTATTAATGGTGATGGCTCGTATAAAAGAGGTAAAGATGAGTGTTATTATCTCAAGCCATCATTAAATATTGAGTACAAGCTAACTAAGCGTGAAGATGAATTACCATTAGATTGTAGAGTGCCTTGCGTACCTCTGCCAATTAACTCGAAGGCATGGGGTAGTATTGTTGAATACCTATCTGACCATGCTGAAGATATAGAAATTGGTATCGATGATTTTAGTACGTTACGCCCTATGTGGGAGTTTATGACGGGAGATAGAAAATGATTGAATATATATTTATAAGCTACGTGATTATGTTGATTTGGTGTGGTAAGCATTGGTTTTGTGAGGATGAAGAGCCAAAGTCTTGCTTTAAAAGCTGGATTGTTTCGCCCATATCATTTCCTTGGTATTTAGTTATTTTATTTGTGGAGTGGTAACCAATAAAAAGGCCACAATCGATGTGGCTTTTTGCGTGTAGATAATCACCTCCTTTGTTAAAAAGAACTAAACTATACTACCTGGAATATCAACACCGCTTTTTAACTCCATTTCTGTGAGTTTAAGGGCGGTATCTTCATTTTGTTTAATCCCTTTTCCTGCCGCTGTTATATCAAACTGTCTAGCCTTTTCTTGTAGCTCAGCTATGCCCAATGCCGCGTTCTTATTATCCGATTCAGCCTTGGCTTGTACCTTGATTGTTTCAACCTCTGACAACGCTTGTAGCTGCCTGATTTGCTCGGTTGCTGCCTCCATCCCTTGTTGTAACTGTAATACCATGGTATTTAGTTGCTCGTTATCAGCGCGTAATTGATCGCCCGCCTCTTCAGGGTCGTTAATATAAAGTGAAGTGTCTTTAATATCCATAGCCTTATACATCTTGCGTAGAATATTATAGCCTTTCTTTTCATCCGTTAGCGTTGAGCCTGCCGCTTTGTTTTGTTGGTGAATCATCCACATGCCTGACATATTTTCGACAATCTTTTCGTTATCGCCAGCACCTAGCCCGACCTCTGTGGACACGTTGCTATCAAATTTCCAGTTAGACGGGTTAGCCTTTAATGCTTTACCTAATACGCTGAACTCTACCTCATCCATTTGGTAGTGAGCAACCATCCACGCTATACCTTCGTATATCTTTCTGTAACCCATTTCAGCAATGTTTCGCGCAATCTTGGCAACCTTGGCCGCGTCTGACTTTTCAATGCCTGTAAATCGTGTTGCAGTCTCTTTTGATAACGCATCACCATCTAAACCTTGAGAGGTTAATTGACCACCAACGCGGTTAGCTTTCATCTGATCCATATGTTGTTTAATCAATAAAGCCTTGTCACCAATGAACTCAGTAAGTAATGGCTGAACTAAATCAGCTAACGGCATATCACCAGTCGCTTGAATCACTCCGCCAATGACAGGAGATAAAACCTCGTCCAAGTTAACGCCATTCTTACCAACTCGCGCTATCTTCTTGGTATTGTTAACCGCATATATATTATCAAGTACGCCACGGGTTATAGCTGTGTTAACTTCTTGTATATCGACAACCTGCTGGCCCCATCCCTCACCAATAACAGCGTTAGGCACTATTAATGCTGATGCTGTGGCGTAAGGTACGTGATCAAATGGCTCGTTATGAAGTATAAAATCGTTAGATTTTTGAATGTGGCGGCGCTCTGATATGCCATCGTTGTTGTAATCAACTTTGACGTATAAATCCGCGATAGGTACTGATTGGCTAGACCATTCATTAAAGTCTGATGCCGCGATATTACCAAAGGCGTCAGAGGTTATTGTGCGGCTTGATGTGCCATTGATTGATGCAGCTGGAAGCTTCTCCACTAATTCACGACTATGACCTTCAGCAAGTAATTCACCGCGCGTTTTAAATGATTCATCGCCAACTAATTCAGCATCGTCTAAATCATCAGCACCGCTAGACAATAGGAATGAACCAGTGGGAACGGTAGATAATTTAATAACCTGTCGATTAGTTTTAATTCTAACCTCAATGTCAAAAGTACCATCGTCGTTTTCATTGTGTGATACAACCTTGCCGGATTTGTTTTTAGCTGATGTTATTAATTCAACATCGTCAGTGTCACCAATATTTGACAACTCAAAATCCATGGCTTGTAGCTGCTCCATGACTTCCAATATAGTCAACCCTTCCCACTTCATATCTTCGGTGGTTTCAGTTTCTTCATAGGCGTATTTCTGAA